TGTCACAAACGTTCACCGGTAAGAAGTTGGAGGGCTTCGTTCGAGCGCACGTGGGTGCTGATGTTTACATCAGCAACCCTAATGCGTTCCTAGCGAACAAGCTGGGCTTTACGAACCCAGCCATAGTCGCGTGGGAACTTGTTCCCTTCTCCTTCGTCGTCGACTGGTTTGTCAACGTCGGTGAATTCCTTCAGAGTTTTTCAGAACTCCACGGGGTCACCACCGCCAATGGCTACACCACATGGTTGATGAAGTTGGGGATCCACTTCACCCAGAACACATGGCACCGTGACTTTTACAGTCCCCCACCTCGGTGGGCGACTTGGGGAACGAGCCATCAAGTTCTTGATTCCGATGGTGTGTGGATGAAGCGCGTCCAAGGGATTCCGAGCGTTACACTCGGCGTCCGCCCACCCTGGCGTTTATCAAACGTTAGGGCTGCTACGGCAATCTCCCTCTTAGTCCAGCAAGGACTTCGAGGTTAACTCACCTTAACAGGAGGCTTCTATGCCGGCCATTGCGAACATCACCGTCAAAAAGAATGACGACACTACTGACATTGTCTGGACCGCGGTTCAACCGTCGTCTGGCGATGGCACCCCTGCCACTTGGAAGTCTCAAACCGTTGGAACGGCCTCGGCTCATCAGCCTGAGTTCCGTCTTAGCGGTCGAGACGCCAATAAGGGCAATTCGCGCTTGATGCGGGGCACCTTCCGGTACCCGCAGATTGCGACGAATTCGACGACCGGAGTTACCTCTGTGGTCGGCGTGGCTAATGCTACTGTGGAGTTTGAATTCCCCAAAAGCATGCCCACTTCCGACCTTAACGAGGCAGTTAGCCAGTGCTTCGACCTTACCGACGCCGCCCTGATTAAGGACTGCTTCAAGCAGGGTTACAGCGCAACCTAACTGTGATTGAGCGGTTTCCGCTCTCTCATTCAGGCTCATTTGCCACTTCTGCATCCCCCTAGGGGAGCTGAAAGGTCTCCGTTGTCAAATTTCATATCACCCGAGGTGAATGATCTCGCCCTAACCTTTATGGAAGGGTTGTCTTGTCCGCGCTCCCTCACAGTAGCGATACTGTTGAGGTACAGCGAGGTGGAGCAACTTGTAAATCTCAAGTGCAATCCACGCGCCTATCTCACGCCCGACCAATATCTGGATGCGGCCTCTGCTACCGATTTTCTTCGGAAAGTAGAGTTCGATATTCCAGGGGTTGATCGGGAGGCCTCAGCCATGTCGAAATGGTGGTGGGCCGAACGTGAGTGTTATAAGACCAATGAACGGCTGCAAGCCCTCGTCGAC